AGAAAGGCCAGTAGCAGTTTGGCTTTATGGTAAATCGGGTGTAGGAAAAACTAAGGTCGCATTTACGCTACACGGCAAAGACAATGTCTTTGTAAAGCAAGATGCTATAAGATTTTGGGGATTATACGACCAAGAACCAGCAGTAATAATCAATGAATTCTTACCTATAACACACGGAAAAACAGGATGGGTTTTTCAAGAATTAATCCAAATCTTAGATGAATATAAATTTATTGTAGAGGTTAAAGGAGGACATATGAAATTTAATAGTAGGTGTATCTATATTACAAGTATTCATCCACCAACATATTTTTATCCAGACCCAGTTGAGTTTAGCCAACTGATAAGACGTTTGGATATGGTTTATCGTGTCCAAGACGAAGATACGGTAATTCCGCACGACGAATTTGAATATTGGTCGAAGGATAGGGTAAAAGAGATAACTTTTAGAACACCACTATTGCTAAGAATGCAGGCAATAGTTCAAACGATAACAGCGCAAAAAGCTTTAGCGCGAGCCAGAGGCGAAAGTTCATCAGAACTGGCTTCCGAAAAAAAGGTAGTTTATTCGGATGAAGAAGACTAAAAGTGAGGGACATTTATTACTCCCTCACTTTTGTTTCAAAAGTGAAAACAAGCAAAAATAGTTTTTATAAAAACAATTTTGCAACACATTTATAATTAGTATAAAAGGCCCCAATGGCAAGTAAATTTTAGGTTAAAATTTGATAATATATTTTTAAAAAATATAAAATGCCATACCCTTACAACAATCGACGAGTTTACCAACGAGGTAGATATCAAAGTCCATATGGCGGCGGCTATGCACGTCAGCCAATGAGATATCCGCAGAGGCGGTATAGTAATAGAGGTCAGTATACTTTAGAGACTGGCCCGTGGGCTAACCGAGGAGCTATGTTAGGCGGAGGATTAGCAAGAGCATTTAGGATGCCATCCGAGTTAGGTTCTTGGATAGGAAGAAGACTATTTCACTATCCAGCTAAATGGTTTGGTTCAGGAAGATACCAAAGGCGCGCATCTGGTAGAGGCGCATATCAGATAGGGCCCTCAGGAAACACTAATCAGACATTACAGCCAGAGATTCCTGCGTTTAGTAATGCGGACAATGATAGTACAGTTATAGCACATAGAGAGTATATCGGAGATATAATCACATCATCAACGCCAAGTGCGTTTTCTATTCAAGAGTTTATTATTAACCCAGGAGACCCAACAACATTTCCTTGGTTAAGTGAGCTATGCCAGACATCATTCCAACAATATAAGTTTGAAGGATGCATATTTGAGTTTAAGAGTGCGTCAGCAAATGCTCTTAATTCAACAAATACAGCTTTAGGAAGTGTAATTTCGGCAGTAAATTATGATAGCGCAGACCCCAGCTTTGGTTCAAGAATGCAGATGGAAAATACATCGTGGGCAAATTCTTGTAAGCCATCAAATAATATGACAATACCAATAGAAACCCACCCGAAGCAAACAGCAAGCCGAGGGTTATTATATATAGCAAATAACGGAGTTTTGCCACAGGGAACAGACCCAAAAACATATCATCTCGGGATATTATCTATAGCTACTGTCGGATTTCAAGGAGCATCAGTTAATATAGGTTCGTTATATGTAACATATAAAACAAGGTTATATAAGCCAATTATGCTTGCGCCATTATCAAATGGAAATAGAATGTTGTTCGTTAGAACGGGTGCGACAACCGCCGCGCCAATGGGAACAGCTACATTGAGCTTACCAGCACAGCAATGCGATACGTTAGGAATAACCTTTACGAATACGGTGATTGTAATTCCAAGGACAAGATTACAGATAGGACAAAGATTTTTAGTCACATTCCAATGGATACACGATAGCGGAGCGTCTACGCCACCAGGAGTAGGATATACAGCAGGGGCAACGCCTATAGCTTATTTCGGACCATTAGGAACAGATACATTTGTATCGTGGCCAACGCCAACGGGAACCGTGCAAACAGAGAGCGGGACGACATCTGTGTTTGAAATTGTAGATGACAGTGTGTCGTTAATTATAACATTAGCGGGACAGACATTACCAGCAAATGCAACGTTAAATATTTCAATAGTTCAATTGACAGGGACACCTTCAGTTCAATTGGGAATATTTGTGCCTTAAATTAAAAAATACAAAAAATAATTTTATATATAATATAAAATGTCAAATCAACATCAGGAAATTGAGGAACTCAACCCTACTCTACGCGAGCAGATGAGAAAACACAGCAGAGAGCAGATTAAAGGAATGCGAAAGCAACCTTCGAGGATAAATGAAGATGATGACGAAGAAGAAGAATATTCCTCGGAAGAGGAAGAATTAATGGGAAATATGATGGCAATAATAGAAGACTATTGCCACGAAAGTGAGCGGGACGCTCACAAACACGCAAAAGAAGAAGGAAATGAAATTTTTAGGAAAAAATTGAATGCAATAATGGGACTTTACTCAATAAGTTTTGATATGAAACAGATACTGGAAATAACAAGCAAAATGCTAACGATGTTAGCAATGTTGCCAAATAAGTGCCTAAACGGACAGATGAAAAGTTTAGCACGAACAGGGATATTTGCTATGATGGCAGAGAAAATATCTGAGACAATATCTTATTGTGAAAATTTAGATAAAGAGTGGGGAGGACGAGAACAGGAGGACGACCCACGTGCCCGTGAGGAACAGGCGAAGCCTGAGGGAGTAAGTTCAAATAGGAACTTTTTGACAAGGAGAAAGTAGAAAATTTTATATAAAATATAAAAACTCAAAAAAAAAAAAAGATTTGTTATGCAGTTCAAAGAACATATTTTTAGCAAGAATATTTCATCTATATTTCAGAGAAAATCAGCAATCAAATACGCGAATAACTGTTTGATTGACCGGAACGGTCAATCCAATGGTTATGTCAAAATAACTGAGAAAAAGCTGAAATCTATATGTAATTTTATTGCTAATAAAATGTCACGAACCAAAACAAATTATAGCGATGAAGAAAATGAAGAGGAAGAAGGAAGAAATACTGTATATAAGACAAACGATTATATGGAACGTATAAGAGGTAAAGGAGATGGAGATTTATACTTCTTTGAAAACAAGGATTTTGAAGATGATAAATATGCATCAGACCAGTATTTCAAGAAAAACGTAAATGGCTACCAATCAAGAAATTGGTGCTTTACGTGGAATAATTATCCACCAGACCACAAAGAAAAACTACTAAATCTTAGTAGTAACATAGTATATGTAATATGGGGCTATGAAATAGGCCCAAAAACAGGAACACGCCACCTGCAAGGATTTATTATATTTGAGACCCATCAAAGATATGGGCAAATTTCAAAGAAAGGACAATATGACCCTCGTTCTTTGAAAGGAAGGATTCCAGGGGCTTACTGGAAGCCAATGTATTCAAACGCAAAAGCGTGCATAAAATATTGTAAAAAGGATATCAATTATTTTACAGATGGAACTGAACCAGTAGGTCAGGGAAATCGTAGCGATTTAGACGTAGTTTGTAATAAAATAGTAGAAGGAGGTGTTAAGCTTGAAGAATTAGCAAGAGAACACCCAGCATCATTTGTTAGATTTTCAAAAGGATTTTTAAATCTATATACTCTTCTACAAAAACATAGAACAGAAAGGCCAGTAGCAGTTTGGCTTTATGGTAAATCGGGTGTAGGAAAAACTAAGGTCGCATTTACGCTACACGGCAAAGACAATGTCTTTGTAAAGCAAGATGCTATAAGATTTTGGGGATTATACGACCAAGAACCAGCAGT